TGTATCTCGACTGCTACCGGTTAAGGTCGCACCTGCCGCCAGCGTGGTCCGCCAAGCCTCTTGAAAGTACTGTCCGACCGCGAGGTAGCCGATCTGAGCGTTGCCGCCGTTGAGCGAAAGCCCGAGGGCTCCGCCCGAAACGTAGACGGTCCGCTCGGCCATAGGCGCGGTGCGCAGGACGAGGTTGGCGACGATGGGCCCGCTGCTATAGGCCGAGGTGGCGACCCGGACCCATTTCGCCTCGCTGATCCGATACATGCGGCGGCGCAGACCGGAGGTGATGTCGTTGCCGGGGCCGAACCCGAGGCTGGTGTCCGGGAACGTGCCGTTGAGCAGCGTCCAGGTGCCATCGGTGCCGTTGGTCGAGTCGTTGCTGCCCTGAAGCCCGACCGTGCCACTGAAGGTCCCGGTCAGTTCCACGATCGCCATGCCATAACCGGCGGTGGACACGCCGATCTGGTTGCCCGTCGCGGTGATCGAATAGCTGGAAGTCAGGCCGTCTTGCGCCTGCTCGTCGTAGATGATGGTCAGGACATCGGTTGAGGCGAGAGCGGTCGTATCGTATTTGAGCGTTACCGTCGTCCCGGAGACGGAGGCATAATCCAGCGTCGGGTCCGTCGCGTCGAAGATCTGCACTCCGGCCGTGCGATCGAATATCGCAAGCAGCCCGGAGACATTGAAGCCCGGCACTCCGGCAAAGCTGATTTGCTTGGATGCGGGCGCGAAAGTGTAGCCCGAGCGGAGGATCGGCTTAGCCACGGGAACTCCTAGCCGAAAACGATCGCTTGGCGCCGGGCGATGGCGCGGACCTGCGTGGTGGTGAGGCCGCCGCCGGACCCACCGGAGGTCGCAGCATCGACGTAGGCCTTGTTCGCGGCGTCCGAGGCGGCGGCCGGCGTCGCCACGTTCTGGAGCCGCTGCCCCTGGTTGTCGAAACCCGTGAGACTCTTGCGTGCCATATGCGGAACCCCTCAGATGGCCGCCGTCAGCCGATGATGACCGCACGGTAGGCGCCGGATGCGGGCGCCGAAGCGAAGGCCAGGGCCACCGTGTTCGTGGTCGGGCGAGTCACGTCGCACTCGACGGTCTCGCCGGTCGCGGTGGCGTAGACCTGCACCTGCACGTCGAGCGTGCCGAGCGAGTGGGTGATCGTGATCGAGGTCGAAGAGCCGTCGCCGACGTTGGTCGACATCTTGAACGGCACCTTGGTGGTGTCGATCGCGAACTGCTGGCCGGTGAGAGTGAGGCCGGATCCAGCGGTATAGGCGACGCCGACGCCGAACTTGGCGAAGGCGATCGAGGTGCTGCCGACCGTGATCGGGTCGTCCGTGGTGACGGTCCAGGCGGTGTCGGCGTTGTTCGTGCCCTCGTCGACGTAGAAGGCCGCACCGGCGTTCAGGTTGCCGGTCCCGCCATCTGTGGCGCGCGTCAGGGGCGAGGAAGCGCCGTTCCAGACGTAGACGCCGTTCTCGGTGGCCGTGGTCTGGTTCTTCAGCAGGATACGGTTGCCGGCGGCGAGCGTGACGCCGTCGAGCGAGGCGCCGGGGCTCGCCACCGTGACGTTGCCGGTCGAGGCAGCCCGCACCGCGCCGTGCCAGGACAGGCCCGCCAGGAGGCTCTGGATCTGCGCGAGATTGACCGCGTCGGCCGGCTGCGTGCCGGCGGCGACGTTCTGGACGCGCTGGCTCTGCGCGTCGATACCGTTCAGGAACTTGCGAGACATCAGATCACCCCAGGAGAAGCGTGCCGGTGAAAGGTTGGGCGAACACCACCGTCACCTGCCCGGGGGCGTGGTAGACGTCGGTTTCGACCTGCTCTCCGCTCGGGAGCAGCAGGGCGACGGCGGGGCGGTAGTTGCGCCCGTGATTCGCGGTGAAGCTCGACGCACCGGCGATCGAATAAGTGAGCTGCGGGTCGGCGCCGGACCCTCCGCCACCCGCTGGACCCGGCGGCCCCATGGGCCCCATCGGTCCCGGCACGACCACGCGCACGATGCCGGGATCGGCCGGCACGACCACGCGCACCCGGAACGGCCCATCACACCCGGCGCTCACGGCAAATAGCTCCGGACGATGACCGGACCGCCGGCCCAGTCACGGGTCTTGCCGCCGATGACGCGGCGCAGGGCGTAAGCCGGCCTCGTGCCCCGCGGGATGAGATCCGATTCCGCGATGGTGTAGGGCCAGGTCACGCTGCCGGCGGCGATGTCGATCACCAGCACGCCGTCGCCGATGCTCGGGTCCGAGCTGTGCGTGATCTCGCCCGCCGGCTGCGCGCCGCTCGCCGCCGAGTACGGCACGTCCGGCCAGGCCACGGCGAGCTCGAACACGGAGCCCGTGAGATCGGCCGGGGTCCCGTCCGCGTTGGCGAACTCCCAGATCACGGCGGGGTCGTCGTTGCCCCGCCGGATCTCGATCGGCACATCTCGAGGTTGGCCGTAGCCAGCAGGCATGCGGATGGCTCCCGGCGAGCAGGCTTGGACGAGAATGGTGGGGTCGGCTTTAGGAGGCCTGCGGCGCCTGGCCGGCGAGAACCTGAACGGCCCTGCCCTTGGCGATCAACCCGAGGCTTTCCAGCAGGTTCGTGCCCGCGACGGTCTGCGGGTCTGCCAAGTCGACGAACTGAGCGCCTGCGGCCTCCCAGCGGAACAGGCCAACCCGAGGATCGGTGCTGCCGATGATCGCGGCCTGTTCTGCGGTCGTGAACAGCGCCATGAAAGCGAGCGGCGTGTACTGGTTGGCCGGCATCGTCTTGGTCGGATCGTGCGCAGCCAGCACGGCGGCCACCTGCGCTTTTTCGGCGTCCGGGCACGCTAGGATCACACCGGGCGCCGGATCCCAGACGATGCCGTCGAGGGGGATGCCGGCCGCTGTCAGTTCGGCGGCGAAGGTCGGTCCGATCTTCACGGCTCAGTTCCTCGTGCGCACGATCTGAGACACGTTGAAGGTGCCGACGCCGCTGGAGACCGATCCCGCGGCCTGAAACGTGTGCAGCCCTTCGGAGAGCGTCGCGGCGTATTCCGACGAGACGGAAACCGAGTAGTTCGCGCCGGCACTGTTTGCGTTCGATACCGAGCCGACGACCGAGCCATCCACGAGGCTCGCGACGGGCGTGTTGGCGGCCGTCGTGTTGTTCGACGAGTTCCCCGTCACCCGGGATGAGATGGGCTCCAATCCCCACGTCAGCACGGTGAGGGCTGTCGGGAGCAGGCCGACGTAGGAGGTCGAGCCGGTGCTCACCCCTCCCGACGATCCCTGCGCCACCGCCTCGCGTTGATTGAACCACGATGCCGTATAGCGTTGCGTCACGGAGTCGGCGAACGTCCCCGGGGTGCCCGAGGCGGTGTAGGCCATGCCCACGAGGGTGCGGGTGCTGTCACCCGACTTGAACTCGATGCCTGTCGTCGCGTCGGTGACGTGGCCGGTGGCGGAGAACTCGTAGGCCAGGGCTGACCCGGTCCAGTATTCATAGGCGTAGTACAGGGTGCCCGCGGTCAGCCCCGTGTTGGAGAGGCTCTGGCAGGCCGACAGGGTACGATTGGCGCCGTTGACGTAGATCTGATTGCCGCCGCGCGGGCACAGGGTCAGCGCAGTCGATGACGCGTAGCCGAGACGCACCTGGCCAGCGGCCGGAACCGTCGCGGCGGTGGGCAGCGTCGTCCAGGCTGGATTGGCGCCCGAACCGCCGGTCTGCAGCACTTGGCCGGACGTCCCCGCCGTCAGACCAGACCATCCGGACGAGCCTCGGTAGAGCACGGTGCCCTGGGTCGACCCGAACGCGTTATCGAGCACCGCGGACGGCGCGGCCGCCGTCGGCGCCGCGCTGCTGCCGGTGATGTTGGCCAGCAGCGTGCCGGACGAGATCGAGCCGAAGCCGACCGTCACGTCGGCACCGAGATTCCCCCCACCGGACAGGCCGGCCCCGGCGATAACCTGGCGGCTCGAGGGCACGGCGGCCACGATGCGGCTGTCGTTGCCGGCCGCCACGGTGCCGGCAGTCGTCCCCGTAGGCGCGAGAGGAAGCGTGAGGTTGAGGGTCTGACTGGGCGCCGCGCCGGTGATCGTCGCGGCCGCAGCGCCTCCGGTCGTGCCGGTCGTCACGGCGCCGATCGCGAGGCTATTGGCCGGCCCGGTCGCGCCGGTGGGGCCTTGGGAGCCGGTTGGGCCGGGTGCGCCCGTGGCTCCGGGTGCGCCTGGCGCACCGGTCGAGCCCGTCGCCCCTACCAGGGAGGCGAGCCACTGGTTTTGCGTCCCGACGAACCCGCCAGCGACGGCGGCCTGATAGGCCGATTGCCCCTGCGGCCCCGGCACGTACCCGATGCTAGTGGCCGTCGCGGCGTTCCGCGGCGTGGTCGACAGGGCCGTGACGCTGCTCGCCCCGATCGCGGTATGCGTGATCGTGATGGTGCCGAGATCCGCGATCGACCCGTTCAGGCTCGCGACCAGCGAAGCGACATAGGTCCCGGTCGGCAGGATGCGCAGCCGCGCCTGCGGGATCTGGAGCGTCAGGACGCCGGTCGGGCCGCCGTTGGTGAGATACTGCCCGGCCGATAGGGACACGATGGTGGTGTTGGGCGTGCCGCCCGCGGCCGGATGCCATTGCAGGGCGAAGCCGATGCCGGTCAGGTCGATCGGCGCCGCCGGCGAGCCGGTCTGGAACGCGATCTGGGCGAGCCCGTCACCGTCCTGGCTGGTCGTCGCCTGCGCCTGGATCAGCGGCAGGAGCGCGAAGTTGGCGGCCGGGTCGGCGGAGGCCGGGGCCGCGAGGCATAGCCAGGCGGCGGCCAGCGCGGCGATGAAGCGGTTCAATCTGACGCTTTGGAGCACGAGAAAATCCTACCCGAACGCCGGCCATTTGATCGCGGCGAACACCGCCTGCGCCTGGTCCGCATCGGGCGATGCGGCGATCTCGGCCTTGCTCAGCAGCCGCACGCCACGGATAGCCGCGCCGGCCTGCAGGTAGGCCTCGTAGGCGGTCTTCACCGACCGGGCGACGCCGAGCACGTCGGTCGCGGGCTTGCCGGTATTCGGGTCGATGTCGACGCCGATGGTGACCGCCAGCATCGGATAGTCCGAGGCGTTCACCGTGCCCGTCACCGCCAGAGCGGCCCGCGCCTGGGCATAGGCCTCCTGATACTCCATGGCTTGGCCGGACCCGGGCGTGATCAACGTCAGGCGCAGCGCTTCCGCGGCGTCGTCGACCCGCTTGGAGAGCGCGACCTTCAGCGCTGCAAGTTCCTCGGGCGTCAAAGGGATGACTTCGGGGACGGGCGGAGGCGCGAACTGCCCCTTGTCAGAAAGCGTCCAGCCCACCGCGACGCCCGCTATCGCGGACACCTCGACCAGCGTCATGGCCTCTGGGAGCACGGGCTTCGTGTCGAAGAGTTCGTAGATGGTTCCGGCCGGGCCGGGCACGATGAGGGCGTACATGGGCGATCCCGATCAACCGAAGAGGAGAACGAAGCCGCCACCACCCGCGCCACCCGGGTTGCCTTGGCCGTTCACGATGCTGGATCCACCGGTCCCGCCGCCGCCCGGGAAACGGCCGGACACTCCTGGTCCGTTCACGTTCGGGCCCTGCGGCGACCCACCGAAGCCGGGCGGCCCGCCGAGGCCGTTCTGAACAGAGGATCCTTGCGCCTGCGCTTGGCCGCCACCCGAGCCGGGCAGGCGGAAAGTGCCGCCCGTACCTCCCGTGCCGCCCGGCACCAGCGTGCCGCTTGTCGTGTTCAGCACGCCGGTCGATCCAGGTCCGCCGAGAGCTGATATGAAGGCGTCGAAGGCGGAAGTACCGCCGTTGCCACCGTTGCCGGGAGCATTTGAACCCGCAGTCCCGGGGGCGCCGACCGTGACGTTGTAGGTCGTGCCGGGGACTACGGCGAAGACGCCCTCGGCATACTCGCCACCACCCGCGCCGGGCGCGCCCGAGATGGTGCCGTTGGTGCAGCCGGCACCACCACCGCCGCCGCCCCCGCCCCAAACCTGAGCGCGAACACGGGTGACGCCAGCCGGGCATGTCCAGGTGCCGGAGCTGTAAAACGGATATGCCTGCCCGCCGACGATATTGCGGCTATCGAGGACGCTGGTGACCCCAGAAGTGAGCCCCCCGCCGCTGATGGCCACGTTGCCGGCGCCATCGGCCTCGAATCGGTACCGACGCCCTACCTTGATATCGCCGACCGCCGGCGTCGACCCGTCCTCTTTGAGGATCGGAAAGTCCTGATAGAGCCCGGCCGAGCCGAGGTTCATCACCCGGAGCTTCGGGGTGGTGGTGGTGTTGGAGGCTGTTGCCACTCCGCCGAGCTTCATCCCTTGGAGCAGCGAAGGGAACACGACGCCGAGCGTCGCCACCGCCAAGTCGCCCGAGCCGGTCAGGGGACCGACGAAAACCCCCCTGGCCAGCGCCATGGCGGCTTGCACGAGGATTGTATTGGTCGGCGTTTGGCCGGACGCCGCAATGGCAGCGACGATCTCGCGCTGGGTGAATTCTGGCATGGCCGGGGGGATCTTCGAGCCCTGCGTGCCAGCGGCGACGTTTTTGCCGACATAGGAGGCGTTCGCGTCGGTCGAGCCTGACGGCGGGTTGTACAGCATCGAGGTCTCCGAGGACGCGCAGGCACGACCCCTCAGCCGCGAGCGGCAGAAGGATCGGCTCGTCGGGCGGGGTCAGGATGCGCGGGGCTCAAGCCGCCAGCGCGTAGTTGAAGGTTAGCTCGGTGTGTGGCGGGCAGAGCGCCCGGAGGGAGCATTCGAGGTCGACGGCCGGCACGAAACCTTCGAGCGGATCGTAGGCGCACTCACTCTCATCGCAGGTGAACCAAGTTTCACCGGGCGTAACCACGTGGATGACCCAGTTCTTCCAGATCGACTCGTCTGCGACCTGGTCACCGGCCGCGTCGTCGGTCGCCAGGATGAACCCCTCCAGCGGCGCGCCGTCATCGCCGATCACATCGTCATCGCAGCAGAAGTAGGTCTCCTGGATCGCATCGCCGACGCATTCGGACACGTCGCAGAGAAACTGGGTCGGCTCCTCGATCGTGACGGTGTAGCCGAGGCTGTAGGCGAGGCAGACGAAATAGCCCGGCGATTGACCGCCGACGGAGCCAAACTTCGCCCGCACGGCGCCCTGTCGCACCGGTGTGCCACCCTCGCCGGACGTGCAGGGCCCCGGCAGTCCGAGTTCTTTTTCCCAGTCCGGAAGCGTGTAGGTGATCGCGGACGGGAAGGTCTGCGTCGCCGCTACCCAATCCAATCCGAGATGGATCGCGGCCCACCCCGCAATCGCTCTCCAGACCTTGCGCTGGATCGGGGCGGCGCCCTGCCCGTCGCCGACCTCATCCGTGCCCCAAGCCGCTCCGCGTGGGGTCAAAGCCAGAACCTGGGGCAGCAGGGTGTCTGCGGTCGGCTGCGACTCAACATCGACGACCGAGGGCGGGATCGTCGGGTAGCTGTAGCAGGGCCAGCCCGGGACCGCGCTGCTGACTGAGGCGCCGCCGCTCACGTGTCACCCGAGAGCGCGCGCAGACGCTTCTCCGGATCCGCCCAGAACGCTTCGAGCTCGTGCTTCACACCATGTTCGCGCTCAGTGGCGACTTGGCTCTGGCGAGCATAGGCTTCGCGCCGTGCCTCTTCCTGCGCTGCCGCCTCGGCGCGGAGCGACTCAAGATCGGGGGCTGCGGGCTGATCTTTCGGCACGCCCGGATCTAGAAAGTGTGTGGGTTGGTAGAAGGTGCCGTCGCCCTGATCCCGCTCGACGTACCAGCGGCCGTCCGTGTGGCGCCGCGCCGTCGCCACGCGTTCGTCGATCACCGAGCCGTCATGGCGTGCCAGCCATGCCATCTCGGGATCGTACACGACAGCCTGCCGCAGATTTGGTGGGCACTCGGCGATCGGGCGCCACTGACGAACACCGGCCATGGACGTCCTCAATCCGTGAAGGCGATCGAGCCGAACACCGGCATGTTGCCCGAAGTGAACGTCTGATCACCGGGGCTGACCTGCCCATGGCTGTCCTCACCAGTCGCCCGAGAGACCGCTTCGTCGAGCCAGGAACCCGAGAACTTGAACGGGTCCGATGGTTTCCCAGGCCGCGTGCGGTCCGCATAGACCGCCGCGATCTCTGCCTGGACCGCGGCGCGGATGTCGGCCGTGTCTGGGTAGAGGCCGGCTACCACGATGTCCTGCGGTACCGGAATCGGGGCCGAGACGAACGCTCGAGCCGTGACGGGCCGGCGGATCGGGTCGTCGCAATAAGCCTGGGCCACCGCGACCTGCCCGTCCGTCGGGATCCCGTCCGGCTGGTCGGTGACCGTGAACTGCACCCACACCGAGCGGGTGTCGTTCTGAAAACTGTCCACGAAAACGGCGCTGACCGTGGGGACCGCGGCCTGCACCCACTCGGCATAATCCGGGGCAGATCCGCCCTGGGGAGGATTGCGCTTTCGGTAGAGCACGCGCCCCCGGAAGCTTTCGGTGGTCTCCTCGTCTGAACCGCCAGACAGGCCGGTGCCGTCCGAAGCCGCATCGACCGTGCACGTAGTGCCCATGCCGATCGGGGCATCGTCCGGGTTGACGAGTGTCAGGATCGTGCCGGCCGGCGTATCACCCGCTGCCGCCGCGACATCGGCCTCCATGGAAAGGCTGACACTGTTCCCGGCAGCCGTAACCGTCGAGACGGTCGAATAGGTCACACCGTCGGCGCGGGCATACTGCAGCCCGATCGGAACGACCGTTCCCGGACTTGCGGCCGCAGTCGCCGCCCCCATCGAGGTGTTGGCGGGATCCGGCTGCAGGCCGAGCTCGAACCCGTGCCGGATCAGCCAGACGCGATCGGCGGTAGAAGCGAACAGCTGCTTGACCAGCCACGCCCGGCGCTGCTCCATCTCGAAGCCGATCAGCGCCAGCACCTTGCTCTCGATGCGCCAGACGTTCGGCCAGAGCTTCGTCGCCGTTCCCTGGACGGACTGGACGAAGGCGCCCGTCGCCTCCGCTGCCAGCTGGGCGAGAGATCGGATCGTGTAGCCCGCCATCAAGCGCCTCCGGTGGCGAGCTTCCAGATCAAGTCGAATTTCGAGGCGTAGACCTGCGCACCGTCGCGGCCGTAGAGCGCGATGGCGAGCCACAGCGTGTCGTTGACGTAGTCGGGCGTGGCGGTGGCCTCGATTTTCACGCACAGGCCCTGGACCTGAAGCGGTTTGAGCGCCCGCTTGGCCTCGGCCTGCGCCCACATCGCAGTCTGGTCGTTCAGGTCGATCCGGCGCAGTAGCCAGAGCTTCGAGCCCAGCGGCTGCTCGCCGGACGCTGTGTCGATGTCGAACCCATCGCCGACCCACCCGCGCTGATCCCCAGCCCGACCAGCGTCGATCTCGTAGCCCTCGACCCGCACGTCCGTGAACAGCAGCGCGATGACGGCCGTCTGGAGCGGGTTCTTGGCTTCGAGCCCGCCTGGGCCATCGGATACTACGACGGAGATCGCGAAATCGCCGCGCACCCCGTAGCTGGTGCCGGCTCGGGACCCATCGGCCTTCAGCCAGACCAGATCCGGCGGCAGGGAAACCACACCCGCATCGGCGAGCGGCGTCAGCGTGAGCAGCATGGCGGATCCGATCAGGTCTTGGCGAAGACGACCGAGGAAGCGCCGGCCTGGGTCATTACGGGCGAGCCACCCTCACCGCCGAGATCCACCCGGTTCGCGGTCACCGTGACCGTCATGTTTCCAACCTGCACGACCACCTTGTCGGTGCCGGTGATCGTGATGGTCTTGCCCGTGATCTTCTGCGACCGCGATCCGGCATCGTGCCAGATGCCGTCGTCGCCCTGGTACCGGGTGGCGTTGCCCGAGGCGTCGTAGATCGTGTTCTGCCCCGGCTCCTGCTTGCGCGGCCGGGACGCGGCATGCTCCAGGCCGAGCGCGGCGTTCAGAAGCCGGCCGCCGTCGTCGCCGCCGAACTGTAGGCCCATGCCATGCGAGCCGACCGGCGGGTTCGAGCTGAGCCCGAAGTGCTGGACACGCGGGACTTTCTTCAGGGTCTCGTTCGTCTGCCCGTAAAGCGTGAGCGTCTGCTGGTCGCCGCTGTCGTCGGCCTCGACGTGCTCGACCCGGAACAGCCGGCCACCCATCAGGCTGATCCTCGCTTGTTGAACGCGCCGAAATCAGCGTCGACACCGTCCAAGCCAGTGCCGGCCGTGGTCGGCGCGTCGCCGCCGAGGTCGGCATCCTCGAGCCCGCCGCCGATATCCTCGTTCTCGGTGCCGCCGCCATCGCCGGCGCCGGACCCAGAACCCTTGCCGCCGGATTGCGCGCCGAGCGTGCGTGGATCGACCAGCGTGAGGTCGGCCCAGGTGCCGGAGCCTTCGCCCTCGCCGACGACCTGGTTGAAGATCACCGTCGAGATCGCGAGGTCCTGGTCAATCTTGTCGCTCGCCATCTTCACCGCCACGAGGCGCCCTGGTTCCCAGAGCATGCCGGCCTCATCGCGCCACGAAGCGACGCAGGCGATGATCGAGATGCCCGAGCCGGAGCGCCGGAGCTTCTGCCATTTCGCCCGACGCTTCAGCTCTTTCGAAGTGTCGGACCCCTCATTGAACAGGATCTCCGGGCGGTAGCGCTCGACGCTATCGTCCTGCTCGGTCTCCTCCTGCCGGAGGCTGTCCTTGTCGGTTCCGAGGCTCTTCTGTCCCCGCACGTGGATGTCGGACCGCTTGTGCTTGATCGAGAGGCGAAGCTTGATGCTCTCGATCGGCGGCTCGCCCTCGACCAGGGCGCCGGCATGTCGATTGCCGCCGGCCCGGGTAATCTTCACTCGGCCGTCCGGCTGGCCCATCAGTAGCAGCGCCTCGCGGCGTGCCTCGCGCTCCAGGGTCACGAAGAATGGCTGGCCCGGCACGTGCTGGACCATCGGGATCTTGGCTAGCGTCTGGTCCGTGAAGAACCCGATGCCGAACTCGTCGAACTCCTTGGCGACGCCGAGAAGGTCCTTCTTCTCGACCAACCCCGTCTTGTGCTTGGTCGGCGGGCAGTCGAGCGCATCGCCCGCCTTGGACCGACCGGCGATGCCGACATCCCGGCGTGCACCCCGGCCGGTCTCCGACTCGTACTCATCGGCGTAACCGGTGCACATCAGGTCGCCGCCGCCACGGGCCCCGACATCTTCTTCCGGCGTAGCCCGGATCTCAACGAGGCCGCCACGGCGCACGGCATCGGCCTCATCGGACCAAGCCGGGTTCGTGCAGCGGAGCGAGAACGAGATCGCCGCCGCTTCGGCCGAGCGGGTGATGTGCACGCCCTGCCACCCTTGAAGCGCGTGGCCACCCACGATCAGGCTGACGATCTCGCCAACATCTCCGTCCATGGGTCAGGCTTTCGGGGCCAGCGCCTCGAACGAGGCCGGCATGTGAAACGGAGTGCCGACCCGGTTGCGTGCCACGAGCTCGGGAGCGCGGCTCGGATCGGCGTAGAGCGACCACGCCAAGGCGGTCGAAGGGAACGAACGCGCCGCTTGGGCGCGGATCAGCGGCTGCAGGCTGCCCGATAGGTCAACGAGGTGCGCGCAGGTCTGATTGGCCGCGGTGGTGAGCACGAAGGCTGCGGGCTGACCCAGGGCCGCAGCGACTCGGTCGATGGCGCCCTCCAGCGCCGTGGTGATCCGGTCCCGAGCCGCGCTCGCGGCCTGCCGGTCACCGAAGTCAGTCCGGGATTCGCATAGGAACGCCTCGCCCAGGCAGGCAACCTCGACGCCGACGCACAGGCCCCGGGCGAGGCTGTAGGCCTGCGTCAGGACCGGCGAAGCGCTCGACGGTACGCACGCCTGCGTGGCCACCGCGGCATCGTAGAGACCCGCGCTAGCGTCGGCGGGATCAGCGTCCCGGGCGGCGGCCTGCACGGTGTCGATCAATCCGGCTGCGATCGCCGCGGCATCTGAGAGGGCGAACAGACGAGGCGCCGTGATGCCCGCGATCCGGCGGCAGGCCGAGAGTGAAGACTGTGCGGTCGCACTCGGTAGCGGTAGCCCGCGCACGAGGCCGGCAACGACGTTGGCCAGCGCAACGGCAGACACGGCCGCGCCTGCAATGGCGGATGAGGGAGGCGAGGCCATGCCGACCCTCAGAATGGTGGCAGGAACCCGACGAGCTCGTCGGGTACGAAGGCGCTGATGGCGTCCGAGACGATGCCGCCGAGCGTGTCGAGCGCGCCTTGGGCGATGCGGTCGCCGAGTGCGATCGGCGACGGGCCGCCGGCCTCGGATCCCTGCTCGAGGAATTTCAGGTCGAACGCGACCTTGCCCATCTCGGTCTTGCGGTTGTTCGTCGAGCAGCCGACGCAGTGGACGATGATCGGATCGGTGATCGGCAGCACCAGCATGCCGGCGCCTGGGGTCGAGCAGCGCTCGACGAACGCCATAGCATCAGCATCCGCGTCGTCGCCGACGATGTAGGCCGTGACGTGGTAGCTCCGAGCCTTGCGGCCCATGTCCTCGGTGCCGTGGGTCTCGGCCTTGGCGTAGGGGTGAACCGCGACGAGGCGCCCGGACTCGCCGATGCCCTCGTCCTCGACATAGAACGGGAAGCCCTTGAACGAGGCCCCCGGGATGGTCTTCGGCCAGTTGCGCACCGATCAGCGCCCGCCTGCCGGCAGCAGCCACGCCATCTCGCGCTCGACTTCCTGCAGAAGGTCGGTCTCGACCATCCGGTTGAAGGTCGCCGCGGTTTGGCCGCTGACGAGGTCGTAGGGAATGAACACGCCGGATTTCTCCTTCATGATCTTCCCGCGCCAGCGGCCGCCGTCGACGTTGATGAAGGCCTGATCGTTGAGTTTGGTGACCATGGTCCGGCGCCCACGCGGGCCGGAGCGCCGGAAACCGCCGGCGATGAAATCCTTCTTGCCCCGTACCGTCGCCTCAACGCCGCCCGCGACCTCGTGCGCGCCGAAATAGCGAAGCGAGACCTCGCCGCCGCGCGTGATGATCGCGACACGCGGGTTCTGGGGCGACGCTCGGGCAGTTCGCATCGCCTTGTCGATGATCCGCTTTGCGAGGCCGGTCTGACGCACGAGGACCGGCAGCACAGCGCTCCGGGTCTTGGTCAGCGTCCGGTTCAGCGCGTTGGCCTGGGCGTTCGGCAGACGTTCGCCGAACGCGGCGAGCGGCTGCATCATCTCCCGAAGGCCGGCGGTCTGGGCGGTGATATTCAGCATGGCCGCTCCTCCTCAGGTCCAGTCGGCCATGTCTTCCTTCACGCCGGGCATAGACACGCCCATGTCAGCGGTCAGGCCGCCTCGGCTCCGCACCTTGACGGATGTCGCCCGCAGTCCCGCCTTGTGCAGGCCGGTCACCTCGACTTGACCGTGGAAGCTGGCGTTCTCGAAGCGCTCGGCCGCTGCGTGCATGCGATCAGCTGCCGCCTGTAGGTCGGCTTTGCTACCGGTCCCACCTCCGAGCCCGCCAGCCGGCGAATCCGGGATCTCAAGCCCATTGCGGGTGATCGACCGGATCGAACCATCCGGCATCTTCATCGTGCCGTTGCCGAGGTCGAGACCTTCCTTGCCGTCGAGTCCCTTGATCAGCTTGGGCTCAAGCGCCGCCGCATCTTTCGGGACACCTGCGCCCAACGGCGCTCGATCGCCCCGGCGGATGGCCGCACGAAGCGCCGGGTTGAATGGCGCCCAATCCTGCGGCTGCCCACCCCTGCTCCGCAGAAGCGCCAACGCGACACGCGTCTGCTCTTCCAGGGTGGACGACATGGCGTTCCGCGTCTTGATCCCGAGACCGGGCGCAAGCCGCCGCCAGTTGGAGTTGAGGATCTGGAAGTAGCCTTGAGCGGTGGCGCCTCGGGCTGTCATCGGGTCGAGGCCCTGTCGGGTGCCCACGTAGTTCAGGGTGTTCCGGCCGTGGCTCTCGTGCATCTGAATGAGGCCGAGTATGTTGCGCTCGGCATCCGTCATGTCGACCGATGCCGGGACGCCAGGCATCGGTCCGCTCGTACCGCCACCTCCGCCGCGACTGCCACCAGTCGCACCGCCGCCGCGTAGGCTGAGACCGCCGCCCCCACCGACACCGGTCCCGACCCCGCTTCCAACACCACCGCCGCCGCCGAAGCTCGCGCGCTGGATCATCCCGCCGAGACCACCGCCACCGCCGAAGCTGGCGTTCTGGATACCCGATCTGCCCCCCATGCCCGAGCCGTCAAAGCTCATCTGCAGCGGCACTACGATGCCGCCGGAGAAGACCTTCTGCAGCTTCTCGAACAGGCTCTGCGCTTGCTCGACGGCCTCGCCTGCCTTGGCCTTGATGCCGTCGATCACACCGCCGCCAACCTTCTCGCCCGCCTCCTTGCCGGCAGTCTCGGGGTTCACCGGACCGGACAGACCGAAGCCCGCTAGGCCAGCGCCCTGTATCGTGAGCGGCATCGCACCGGGCGCCAGCGTCATGCTCGGCGCAGTACGGGGCGCCCAGGACGGCGTATCGTTTGAGCCCGGCAACCCCGGCAGCTCGTCAGACGGGTTGAGGGTCAGCCTGTCGTCGGGCCGGCCACCGGTGCCGTTCACCGATTTTGACGCGTCGCCATATTCGGAGAGGACGTAGCCGATACCGGCCGCAGCCCCGCCGACGAGCCCAGCGCCGGCGAGGACGGGTAAAAGCCTGCCGCCCTTCTTCGCCACCTCGGGCAGCGCGCTGGTCGCGCCCTTCGCGCCCTGCATGACAGCCGCCTCGGTCAGCGCTGCTGCGGCCGCGTCGAGCGCGACCGCCGAAGTCTTGAGACCGAAGCCGCGGCTCAGGGCGCTGTAGACTGCCGCCGAAGCGAGGCCGGCACCGGCCAGGCCAGCGCCCGCCGCAACCGGCGCTTCGAACTTAGCGATGTCCGGGTGGGCCTTGTTGAACTCGTCGATCTTGAGAGACCACGATCCAATCCCAGCGGAGATCGAGTCGAGAGCATGTGCGGCCTGCACCATCATCGGGGATGAAATCACGCCGAGGAAGGTCTCGAACGATTTGGAAAGTGCGCCCATACCCGCGTTGGGATCGCTGCGGTTGAGATCGGCACCCGCCAGCCCGGTCGCCCCCTGGTACATCTTGGCGTGCGCCTCGAAGCTCTCCCGCTGCTGGATGAGCTTGGAAACGACGTTGGCGCCAGTGCCGGTGAAATTCTTCTGCACCCAGGCCATCTGGTCGCTCTCGGACTTGATGCCGGCCTTCTCAAGGTGCGGCAGCAGGACCGTGTAGACCCATTGATCGAGGTCAGACGCGGCGAGGTCGTCGCCCTTCACAGCGTGCTTGACACCCGCTTTG